TGGCCTATTAATTTGAAAGACGCTGGGCTTCAGCGCCATATAAGTTTCTGGGGACCACGCCCGTCAATCGATTTTGCTCCAATCTATTTCAGCAAAATCTTCGTCCAGATCATCTCCGATCCAAACCATACACTCATCTATGTTCATACCACTCGACGGCTTGTCGATCTTGTAGAACTCTTGTTTGTCGCGCATCTCGCGCTCCCACTTCGCGAAATTAAATTCGCGTTTCACCCCGGCCTCTTCTAATTGCCTGAGCAGCAACTTCAACGCCTCCTCTCCATGGTGACTCATCATCATAAGAGCCATCTCGACCTTCTGATCGAAGATCGTTTGATCTCCGGCGTTGTTCTTCTTCCCCCACATTAGCTCGCGATGGATTACCTTCAAAGGTAGTGGCGCTGCCATATAACCCTTCCGTTGCACGAAAGGCGATTTGAGGAATGTGAGTACGTCTAAGGGCTCACTAGGGATTATCTTTCCCGATTTATCTGCGCCTGTCACACGCATTCCTAAAACGGATGCGTACTGAGCAAAGGTAAAACGGTTAAACCACTCCAGAACCGGCTCCCTAGCCGTTGCAATCAGGTCATCACCATAGGTTAACGCCCTTACGTCAGTATCAAAACTCTCAAGGGTTGGTGTTATATCCACCATTGCTTGCGAAATCTGATACGCGCAAAGGACGTGGTACCAATTAGTTAGCGAGTTCAACACATCGGTGATGGGGGATCCTGAACAATTCCCTATTCGCTTTGCAAAAACTTGATCACCCGCTAGGATGATAGACTGCACAATGCTACTCATTAAACCAGCACGCTGTAAACGGTTCTCTCCTCCATAGGCGTGATCGATCACAGCCAAGGCTGCATCAATTGCACATTGTGGAACTGATCCATCATAGTTCGAGTAGTCTACATCAAAACCATGATCTCCGACTTCCCGGAATCCGTCATAGTACGCTTTCCAGCATGATTCCTTATCCTGGCGAATTCCATGGCACAAGTTGAACCCTGCTCGTCGCTTGTATTCTGATACAAACTTTCCAAAGTACTTTCGAACTAAAAGAGTAATATCCAAAGTCGGCTGCACGAAAACTCGAGTTTTTCCACTCTTCACTTTTGCGTGAGAGACCAGCTCATCCT